AAACAATTTTGATAAATACAATGCTTTTTGGTGCGAACATCTCCATCTCCATTGATCTTTTTTTCCTAAAGAACCTTTTCCAATTCCTTTAAAATGTATAGAGCCTACTCCTACAATATCATAAAAATTTTTAATACAATCTAAATCTGTCATAGCAACTTCCATTGCTACATTCCATTTCATATAAATTTTACCAGAAGGATTTTTACATTTATATTGTTTATAATTAATATTACCTTCACCATCAAACAATCCTGCTGCATAAGCAATTAAGTCATTATTATTATGTGGCATATTTCTATTTTGCATCTCCCCAACTCTTTCCAAGTCCAACATCAACTACTGAAGGAACTTTAAATTCAATTGATTTTTCCATTATTGATTTTATTTCTTTAGCATGATTATCATCCTTAATATTAAAACAAAGTTCATCATGTATCTGTAACATTGGTAAGTGGCCAGCATTATAGCAATCTAACATTGATTGTTTTGTTTGATCAGCTGAAGACCCTTGAATTAATCTGTTTAAAGCTTTGTATGTATAGGCTCTCTTAATATTATCCTTACCATATTTTGCTACCGCATTATCAAATGTTTCGGCTTGGTGTAATCCAAAGTCTCTTGTTTCCCATTTATCAAATCTACACTTTCTTCCTTTTTTAGTTCTAATCACACCTTTTTCATCTGCTGCTAATTTACATCTATCAGAAAGTTTTCTGATGAAAGGTACCTTCTTATTATATTTTGTAATCAATTCATCTGCTTCATCCTTTGTAACTCCTAGAGATAAGGCTAATTTATTTTTACCCATTCCATACATAATACCTAGTCCAATAGTCTTTGCTTGTGTTCTTTCAATACCCACTAGATCAGCTATTGTCTGATGAAAGTCTGCACTAGATTCTTTATAAGCCTCTACTAATTCATTCGATCCTTCATAACCATCTCCAATAGACGCTGCATAATGAACCGTCATTCGTGGTTCTTGTTGTGAATAATCAAAACTACCCCATTGATACCCTTCCTCTGGTATAAATAAACTACGAATTTTAGGGCCAAAGTCTTTGTTTCTAGCTGGTACTTGTTGTAAATTTGGGTTACTCATTGAAAGTCTACCAGATACAGTCCCTCCAAGATCTGATCTAAGTTGTTGAATCTCTCCATGGATCCGACCCTTAACTTGGTATCTTAATATAGAAGATAAAAAAGTACTATGAAATTTATTTACTTCTCTTGCATGTACAACTAATTGTGCTATTTTATTTTTATTATTACTTAACCAATTTTGTGTAAAGGAAGGCTCTTTTGTTTTTTCAGTTCTTGGATATTCTAACTTCAGTTTGTCAAAAGCTTTGGCGATCTGGCGTGATGCCCAGATGTCTACTTCTATTCCTGATTCTTTTTTTATGGCCACCAATATTTCTTTTTCTTGGATCATCATTTCTTTTTTTAATGATTCAGCTTTTTCCACTTGCACTCTCACACCTTTTTGCCTCATCTTTATTAACACAGGAATTAATTGTTGTTCAAGTTCCCACACTGTTGATAAACTTTGGGTAGATATTTCTTGTTTAAATCTTTGCCATAATTTAAGTGTAAGAACTGCATCTTGCTCTGCATAATAACCAACATGTTCAGCAGGTAGCTTCCACATCTCTGCTTTAGGATCTATACCATGTGCTGCTGCAGCTTCTCTTAATTCTGTTTCAGCTTTAATCTCACCAAGATAATCAACTGATAATGCATTTAAAGAATAGGAAAATCTATTTTCATCTATCAATGCTGCGGCTATCATCGTATCCACTATTGGTCCGTTGACCGTGATTCCAGATGCTTCTAGCCAACCCACATCGTACTGAGCATTATGAAATACTTTAGTACAAGGTAAACTACAAATTTTTTTCATGTATGCTTTAACTTGTTCTGGTATCATGTTACCACCACCTAAATGACCAAAAGGAAAATATCCTTGCCATCCATCAACGGCTACTGCAAACCCTACAATTTCTCCTTTACCTAAAGCCCAACCAGCTCCAAGTTTCTCATTAATACCATCATCTCTAGTTTCTAAGTCAATAGCTATCTCAGTTGCATTAGATAAATCCTTATATTCAGATGGAGTATTCCAAATAGATTTTTTAAATGTCAAAGTTAATTGTAAAGCATTACTCATTGATTAGATCCTTTTAACAGTGTTCTGACTACTGTTGTTGCTGGGTTTAAATCTAAGTCTCTTATACAACCTAACAAACTTAATGACAGCACAAGGACCACAATAATAAATTTTATTTTCATATACAACTGCATCTTTTTTACATTTACTGCATTTAATTTGTTTTGTCATCTAAAAATAAATTTCCAGAAATTGTTATTCTTAAATCTTCACTATTATAAAAAGGGTAAACTGTGTGATACAACAGAGCAGGAAACATCAAACCTTTCTTTTCAAATTTTTTATCTACTGGGATAGATTTTGTTTCTAGTGATCTAAAGAAACCTTTATTAGGACAAACAAATTGTAAATGACCTGCTAAATTTTTTACTGAATCAATACCGGGAGCTGCCTTTAATTCATCTTCAATGTTATAAGGAATTTTAATAAATAATATAAAACTCAAAATTCCATCGTGACAATGTAAAGGATTAAACTCTAATTTCTTTTGGTAGTTAACCCATAATTCTTTTAAAACTAAACACTTGTTTTTGTTTGAAGATAAAGGAAAATTTTTCATCCATTTAAAGTTATTATCAGCAATTGTCTCTATAAATTTTTTTACATAAGGGATATGTTCTTGTAAATTATATTCTTCTTTTATATTCCCAGCTAATCTTGAATTATATTTTTTTGATTTGTCTTTTATAATTTTATTAAGCACATTATAGATTTCATCAGGAATATTAAAACTACATATTTCACTCATCTAATTTTTTTTCTTACCTTCATCTTTACGATCTTTAAGATGCTTAATTTCTAAATCACAATAATGTTTTATCTTTTCTAAATCCTCTAATGGTTTACCCTTAGATAAATACCTACATACATATTTAATAATATTAGCTTGTAGTGGATTAAGATTGTTCTTTCTTATAAATGTCCAAGGTTGAATGACAAACTGCTTATAGTGAGATCCTCCAATTTGTTTATCATTAGGAAAGTTTTCATCAAAAAGATCTTTATTTGTCATATTAATATGCCCAGGTAACAAAAGAATACCTAGTCCCCTTTCTTACTTTAGTTACTTTATGTGGATATAGAAAGGTAGAAGGAAATAGCATTATATCCCCACACCTTAAACTAATTTTGTTTTTATTCAAATAAAAATCTCCACCTTCATAATTTTCATTTAAGTTTCCTACAATAGATATTATTGGTACACCCTCACTGTTACTAAAAATACTACTTATTAAATCATAGTGTTCTTTCATTTCAGTATTCTCAGTATATTTATTAAACCTTATTGTAGAAAGTTTGTGCACAAATATAGAGTTTGAATGTATTTTTTGATAATTAACTAACACTTCAGTTATAGGATCTATTAGTAAATCTCTTTGATATGGGTTAGAAAAAAGAATATCTAAATCATTTTTATCTGGTTCGATTAATTGTTTTTTTTCATTGTGATGCCAGTAATGTTTATCCCAAGTTTCATTGGTGATATTAGAAATTAATTCAGAACAAACTTCTTTTGATAATTTATTTTCAATGTGTATATAATCTTCTAATTTATTTTTCATTATTTTTTTCTTGAACATATATTAAATAATCAGAGCCAATTGGATAATTAAACTTATAATCACTTCTTAACAAATGTAAAGTTTTTCTTGCTCTAGTTGCACCAGTATACCAAACTTTCTTTTCATCACTTTTTTCTTTTTTATTTTTATTTCTATAATCAGACGGATAATTACCCTTACTGTAAAGCACTACATGATTTGCTTCCCCACCTTTAACACTATGAATTGTATCAATAGTTATTAATGGATCTTTGTCTAATTCTTTTTGTCCATATCTCCTAAGTAGTCTAATAAAATGTCTTACTTGTTTTGGTTTAAAATTTCTTCTTAATATCCAAAACCAAGGCTTATTCTTTTGGCTATCCTCTAGTGTTAAACCACACCATTCTTTTAAAGTTTGAAAATCATACTCTCTCATATCAGGTTCATTTCTCCAAAACTTATCTAATCTATAATTAGGGTCTTCTAGTTCTCTAATATTCTTATACATATTACGAGCTGCTTTCTTATCTATTTTTTTTCCATTTGTTAATGCAGTCCAAGCTTTAATAGATTCCCATTGTTTCTGATCAAAACATTTTGTTCCTTTATTATCTTTATAATAGAGACCAGCATCCTTAGCTAACATTCTTAACTCATTAACAGTTTCATTAATACGGCCAAGGATGTACCAATCTTCTTTAAAATTTTCAAAAGGTATTTCCTTAAAAGATAAGTAAGCTTTAACAAAACCTTTTGTGTCTCCTGGTAAGTATTCTTTTTCTTCACTATCACTTATACCTCTTCTAATAACTTGTGAGAATCTATGAATTGCTTCTCCAAATCTTTGTGTCTTCCTAAGCTTTACTTTTCTACCTGGAAAGAATTTTGTAAAATATTTTGGATCAGCTCCATTCCATTTATATATAGCTTGATCGTCATCCCCAGCTAAGTAAATTCTTTTTACTTTAGGTGCCATCTTATAAATAACCGACCATTGTAAAGGAGTACAATCTTGAGCTTCATCTAAAATTAAAACTTTTAATGAGGGAAAATCTATTTCAGTTATAGCTCTTTCAATCATATCATCAAAATCTATAAATGATCTTTCTCCTCCACCAGTTTTATAATGTTCATAAGTGCTTATCTTTCTTAAAAAAACAGTAAGAGAATCTCTCTTATATGTCTCTCTTCTATAAGCTTCTTCTGGTGTAATTAATAAATTTCTAGATTTACTATAAACACCTAATGACCAATCCTTATACATAAAATTATCATCGGCTAATCTTTTGTCACTACTCTTAATTACTTTAGTTTGAAGTGCAAAATCTATTGTGCAATCTTTTGGGTCAAATACTTCTTCTGGAAAATATCTTCTACAGTAAGTATGTAATGTTTTAAATCTTGCGAAGTCATCAGTAGTGTAGTTAGGAAAAGATTCCATTGCTCTTCTAACAGCTGTGTTAACAGCTTTATTGGTAAAAGATAAGTAAGCTATTTCTTGTGGCCTTATACCTTTTCTTAAATAACTTTTTAATACTTTTTCTATTAAAGTATAAGTCTTACCTGTACCGGGAGGACCAAAGATCTTTACTGTTTTATGGTAAAGTTCTTTTAAAAATTTAAGTTCTAAACTTTCCTGTGTGGTATTCATCATCCATCTCTGTTACTTTTTTTGTATCTTCTTTTTTAGTTGCCTTTTTATAATCTACAAACTTAGGCATTTCGACTGACCACACATTCTTTACACCCTCATGATAATCCAATCTATTACAACCGAGTAAGTTAAGTGCTTCAGTTGCACTTTTAAATGTTTTATCATTACCTAAAAATTTTTCAAAAGTAATTTTTTTAAAATAACAAGTATTTGTTTTAGAATCTAAAATAACATAATTATCTTGCAGCTTTTCAAAATCGTCTTCTTCAATATGACTTTCAAAGAATTTTTTAAGGAAGTTATATTTCTCCTCACCTAACGTATCTTCAAATTTCATCTTCTCATTCTCCACTGCTTTTCTAACTAATGTAGCCATAAGCATTTCAAATGGAGATGGTCCCGACTTAGGTTTGGGTAATGTCATCCAATAGATACCATATCTAAGAAGTTTAACTCTAAAAGATTTTTCATCTTTCATATCTTCTGGATTAATTATTATTTTTTCATCTTGAAATGTGAAAGTATATTCGATTGATTTAGTTGATCTTATAAATTGTACATCTGCAAAATCATCTATCATGTCTGGTACTTGTGAACCAATACCAAGCTTTCTAAGTTTACAAAGATCTTTGTTACATAATGGTGCTATTGCATTTGTTTTTGGTGGACACTTATAAGTATAATCTTTTTTAGAAATTGATTTTGCTAAAGTTTCTACTTCCTTATGATCTAAGGGAGAAGTAAATATATCTTGGTTTCTTTTATGAAGAATATTAATTAATTCATTAGCATTTAAATTACCGTCTGCTTTCTTCATTTCTAAAACACCAACATTAAAAAGCAATTCATTTCTATGGTTACCCTCCCACTTTTCTGAAATCATTTTTTGAACACAAGGGGGATAGTGTTTCCAATCACTTTCTGGTTCATATTCTTTTATTTTAATATTTTGTAATTGTTCTAAAGTTACAGTTTTTTTAGCTATCATTTCTAAAAAATTATTTATTAATACTGGTGTATTGTTATCATTGTATGCAAACTCTGTAGTTTGATCCTTATTAAAATAAGGCATGTTTAAACATTTGTTCATTGGGAAAACTTCTTCAGAATAGAAAAAAGTTTTGTTCCAATCGTTTAAAACTTTAAGAACTTCTTTTACTGGAGACCAATCGTTTAAAAATAAAAATAAGTGTAAACCACCAGATTTTGATCTTGTTGGAATAAGGGGTAGTTGA